TCTGTCTCGAACGGCATGACCGGGGTTGCAATCGAAAGGGTCTCGGTAAAGCCAACCCATGCGGCTGCACGGTCTACTGCTACCGAGTCAACAATCCTAATCCGCGCTTCCATGACCATCCCACCGTTGATGGGAGACCACGTACCTGCGGAAATGAAGATGTTGTCGTCGTCTGCGGTGTCACTCGTGAGAGCGACAATACCGTTCGGCTCGTCAACTACGGCGTCGATTGCGCCCTCGTTAACACCATGAGCGGCCCAGCCTCCTCCGAGGATGGAACCCTGTGCAAGCGGGACGCTGCCTGCTGCTGTTACTGCGGGAATCGACGTGTAGTCATTCCACGCTTTTACTCGTCCAAAACTGCCCTGTGGCATTGTGTTTCTCCTTGCTCCGTAGCCTTTGCGGGGGGAGCGAAAGTTAGGTCGTTACTAGGAAGTCGGAGTAGTTGCGTCACTCTGAATCTCGAAGAGCCAGTTGCCCGAAGATCGCTCGGCGTACGCGTACTCGTCGCGGTGAAGCATGTTAGTGCCACCACCACCGATGAACTCGTCACGAACCATCTTCACGAACGGCGCACGAGCCTGACACAGAACGATGGCTCCACCGGGACCGGAGGCGAAAACGCCACCCTTTGCGTCCGGGGTCGAGTCAATCGGAATGTTGTCGTCCTGGAAGAACGCTGCGTCTGCAATCGGAAGCATGTAGCCTCTGCCGTAAACTTCAGCGGTCGAACCAGCAGGAACCGGGTAGGTTCCAACGCCCCCGACCAGTTCGTCGTACAGGTCTTTGGACTGAAAGCCGTGGAGCACGAAAGAAACCGGGCCATCCCACGTCTCGGTAGCGTTGCTGCGGATGCGAAATACACCTGCGGCCACATGCCCGGACGTAAGGGTCGTGCCAGTTCCGCAAAGGGACGTGGTAGCACCGTCAAGAACGGTGATGCCGTCAATGTCCTTCTTGCGCTCAATAGCGTTCTGAGCAAGAGCACCCGTCTTCGCAATCACGGCCTTCGAGACGTTGCGAGCCGCACGGTCCGTAAGGAACGTGTGAACCGAAATCATTTCGGGCGTGATTGAAAACGGAGTGTCCGCGAGAACCTGGGGGTTGTCTTCCTCAGTGGTCTCGGTGATTGCTGATGCAGTCAACTGCGCCAGCGAGATTTCTTTCCAACTGTTACCTGCTCCCGTACCGAGTTTTACCCGGTCGGCCAGTTGCGAGATCACACCCTTCGTCTCTCGGACGATACGGGCCTGATTCACAATATCTGGAAGGGAGTCAGCAAGAGAGGATGTATATGTCGTCCCTGTTGCCATTACTTACTCCAATTAAAGGCCAAGCCCCAGCTACATGTTTCCACGTTTTTGCTGGATTGATATGGCCCGTGCTGTGTCGTCTGTTCGTCCTGCGGCGTAATCCGCCATGAACTGTGTATCTGACTGAGAACCCGATTGGCTCCCCCCGGAATCCAGTTGGTTTTCTGGACCGCCTGCGGGAACAACCGACTTCTTAGCTTCAGCCGATGCTGTCTCTGCCCTAGATGTCGCAACCTTCCCCGCCTCGGCAGCAATCTCCGCAATAGCTTCCCCGAGATAACTGAACTCTGGAGACAGGCCGTTATTAGCGTCCTGAAACTCCGAAATCCTCGTTATCCCGAAAGCAGCTACCTTGTTGAGAGCAGTCTCGATTGGCTCGGAAAGGTTGTGTTTTTCGGTAAGGTCTTTTGTGAAAGCCGTCATCATGCCCATCGCAGAGTTCTGATTCTGTTGAACCACTTGACTCTGCTGGGCTGTCTGTGCTTCGGTTAACTGTTCGGCTTGTGCTTCGCTCCGCAATCTTCCCGCAAGGTTATCGCCTGCTTCTGCGACCCGCTGGGCATACATATCTGGCGTAAGCCCTTGTTGGTCGTAGAACGTCGCGAGGTCTCTGCGGTGCGCCTCAACCTGGGTTTCTATTACCTGCTGAGATGCTGCTTCTGCGGCTTGGGCTGCTACTTGTCTTGCTTCAGTCTGCGCCGCTGCGATCTGCCTGTCCGCTGATGCCTGAAGATTACGGAACTCTTCGGTATCTCTTATGTTTACCGGAGATGCAACTTCTTCAGCAGGCTCTTCAGTAGCAGGCTCACTAGCCGTTTCTTCAGGTTCATCAGTAGCTTCGGGTTCCGACGCGACCGCTACAGGTTGATCCTCTTCCAGTGTCTCTGCGGGGGTTTCCTCGTCGAGAGCGTCGTCGGGGCCAAGTTGATAAACCTGGGCCTCGCTTACATCGCTCGCAACAAAAGATTCCTCGGCAGCTTCTACTAAAGGAGAATCAACAACTGCCTCAGTTGTCGAAACCGTATCTGCTGGTGTAACCAAATGAAGACTCCTAACTGCGCCATAGTGTAGCGCATCGGTTTTGAATCGCTATATATAGGGGTGCTAACGGATAACT